AATGGAGCAACTACCAATGCACCGATAAATGCCTCGATAAATGTCCAAAGGGTACGTTCTAGCATGTCTTTTAAGTCATCACTCATTTTGTAACTCCATGCCTCGTTCCAAGGAGTCCACCCCACATCTTTTTTAAATGTGCCGTCTTGGTTTCTTTGTCTTTTATTTTTTTTAAACATTATGTTATGTTTCTACCACTTAGTTTAGCATTCAATACTTTAATTTCACCGCTAATCTCTTGTAGTTTTTCATAAACATCATTAGATTCTTGCGGTTCTAATTGTATTTTGCTGTATTCAATAGTAACTTTGTTACCTATTAGTAGTTGTTTAGCAACTTTTTCATATAGTTTAACGTATGCATTTCTGCTGCTACCGACCATACCATTAAAATTAACATCTAAATCTTGTTGGGTGTCACCAACTATAAGACAACCTGAGGTGTGTTCGTCACTATTCCCTGTATGAATTAAGATATATTCAAATCCTGGAACATCTTGTAACCAAAGCATTCCATAATGGTCTGCTCCATATCTTTCTGCATACCTTGTATGAAATCCACCTACAGTTCTAAACTTTATTTCGTATGTTCCTTCTGGTATGCAAGTTTCATGCATAACTTTTACTGCTTGATATTGGTCTTCAAGTGTATAGCATTCAAATATACCATCAATAAATAGCAAGCCATTTGTTGCATCTTTGCCAAGCTGAGTTCTCACAACCTGTAATTTCATTGTCCACCTCCTATGGATTATTCTTTTCTAAAACCAATGGTTAGTAACCATACAGCTAATGTTATTATAGTAGCTAATCCTGTCACTTGTTGTGCAGAGCCAGTAAGTGTCAACGTGGCAATAATTAAGCCAACCAAAGTCCAACTTAAGTTAAGTGTTTCTTTAATTGCTTGTACAAACCATGACCATAACTTATTAATCATAATGATTTCCTAAATACAAAAGCTGCCATAGTAGCTATTCTAGTCAGAATTACTGGCACTACCACCTCTTGTGCTTTTTCTTTTTGGTCTTGTGTCATATCATCTCCTATACTTCCAATACTTATATCTTCAAAATCTATATCTACAAATGTTTCTATTGGATTTTCTAAGAATGTTTCAAACTGTACTTCTGTAACTACATCAGCAAGTGTATAGTTTTCTACATCTGCATTCTCTACAGCTCTTTCAACATACTCTTCAACAGCTTCTGCAACTACTTCATCTTCTTTAACAGCCTCTGCAATAATCTCAACATCTTCTGTTTGTACCTGTAATACCTCTGCAACAACTTCAACTTGTTCTTCGGTAAGTTCTGCTACATCTTCTATAGCCTCTTCAACTACAGCTTGTACAACTTCCTGTACTTCTTCTGAGGCTTGTTCTAGGTTCTGTACACCTATATCATTAACTTCTTCTAGTACCTCTACAACTTCTTCGGTGTCGAGTTCTTGCACAAATACTTCGATTGCTTCTTCGATTTCCTCATCTGTTAAATCCTCTTCTTCTATATCAGGTATTTCAATTATCTCTTCTAATTCTTCAATCTCTTCTTCAACCACCTCTTCAGTAAGTATCTTTTCAGACTCTTCGGTAATATCTTCGACCTGTGGAGCTTCTTTGTCGTCATCTCTTCGTATATCTTCTTTGTGTAACTCATCTTCTTTTACCTCTTCAAACTCTGTATCAAAGTCATCTATATCTATATCAATATCTTTTATATCTTCTAGTATTATAATCTCTACCTCTTCAAAAGTTTCTAAGTATTCTTCAACTTCAAGTACTGTGTCATTAAATTCACTGACCTCTTCTTCAATATTTTCTTCTTCATCTTCTTTATATTTGGGTTCATCTTCATATCTATCTTCATTAACATCAGGTATATCAACATCATCAGGAAGCTCTTCTCCGTCCTCAACCATATCTTCATCATCAATGATTTCAATATCATATTGTTCTAAATCTCCTCTTTCAATTTGTTCATCAGTTAATTCTACACCATATATTTCTAAATTTTTTTTACGTTGGTTGTCTCTTTCTACTGTACCATCATCTATTTCATGCTGCTCATACTCAGCTTCTTCTCCATTATCTAATATAACTACAAATTTTTCTGGTTCAGGTGGCGGTGGAGGTATGTATGGCTCTGGTTCTGGTTCAGGTTCAGGCGGTGGCGGTAATGTAGTAGTCGTGGTTGTTGGCTGTATATACTTAAAAGATATATCATCTAACAAAGACCAGTCATTGATTGTAATTGTAAAACTTTCTATAAATGTTTCTAATGTATCATATATGTTATAAACAACATCCTCAAACATTATTTGCACATTACTATTACTCTGACCTTCAAGAACATTTACTTGTGTAGTTTCATCAGTATGTGTGTATGTAACTGTTCCATCATTATTTAAAGCACCTATCCTAAAACCTACCTCGTATATATCTATCTCTAGTTCTTCTTCATCTACGGTAGTTGTTTCAGGTAATGTAAATGTATAGTCATTACTGTCACTACCATGTTGTTGATAATGTAAATTCATATGAAAATCTGTCATACCACAACATGACCAATTACCATTACTATGTCTATCATCTATCTGTATGTTATTTTCTACTTCATTACCTTGACTATCTAACTCATCTTCAGGTAACTCTATATCTGTAGATTGCTCCCATTCAGGAATAGTTGTAGTTGTTGTAGTAGTTTCTGTAGTTTCTTCTTCTGTCTCTTCCTCTAAAGGACCATCAAAAGTTTCTACTTCCTCGACCTCTCCTGGGATAGTAGTAGTAGTAGTATCAGGTACAGTAGTGGTAGTAGTAGTTGTAGTATTATCTGTTTCATTTGCTAAAGCCGTAAATGGCATAACAAAGAGTAGCAGTACTAACCACCATTGCAACAACCGTGTCCGCAGCATTCCATATAACCTCCTACATTAGTGCGTTGACTAACACCACCAATGCAGAGCCTGCAACCAACCAACCACTTAGTTCTTGTCGTGATATCTTTGAGTTTACTTTTTCGTGAAGCAAATCAATTCTCTCATTTGTTTTTTCTTGTGTTTCAATAATTATATTTAATAGTTCCTTATTTGTATAACCATTCCCATTCATGTTATCCAATCCCAATCTTCTTCTTTATAATCATCAGGTACTTTTGGCATAGCAAAATCATCTAACCAAACTAAAAAGTTTTTTAAAAAGTATCCTAAAATAAATCCGATTACATAATCCATCAAGGGATTATATCATAAAATTACTCGACTAAATCCCAACCAGTAGAATTATCTGCTTGATATGCTTCTTCATTCCATACATATCCTTTATCACCATCTCCATCATCAGGATATGGAATAGGTGCTTCCCACTGCCATTTACTATTTAACGACCAACTTGCATACATTGGTTGTTCATAGAATACATCATTAGAACTATCATAGGTATGACCTATACCTGCATAGTTACCTCTAAATGGTGTGCCTCCTAATGTGTGTTCATTTCCCATGGTATTATAAGATGTTCTTTTACAGGCATCTTGTCCTGGTCTTTTTGTTAGATAATATTCTTCCCAATCAGCAAATCCATCAGGAGCTGTTTCGGTTTCATCTTTACCAGTAATTACTTCTGTTACTATGTTGTCTTTTATAAATGCGTAATGTGCCATATCTATCTCCTATTATACACTATGCAAAACTCACTGTGTCAGTTCCTGCTGTAAAAATAATGTATTTCTCATCACCATCTGTTTGTTCACTACCATGTGTCAAACCACTTCCTACAGTAATTGTAGCACCAGAGTAACGCAAAATTACTACTCCACTACCACCACTACCACCTGTTGGGCTTAGGTTATTTCCACCACCTTGTGAACCTCCACCGCCACCGCCACCTTTGTTAGCAGTACCTCCACCACCATTATTACCATGACCTCCACCGCCATTACCTGAGCCTGCACCTCCACCATCTTGTCCAGGATAATGACCTGAACCACCGCCTCTAGCACCACGACCACCACCACCGCCTCTTCCTACAGAAGAACCAGTAATACTTGAATCTAAACCATTTCCACCGAATGCACCACCTGTTGTAGTTTTATCTGCTATTACATTATTACCTGCTGAATCTGTTGTTGGTCCTGAACCTGCTCCACCACCGCCACCTGCATTAGATGGGTTATCATTATTACCATTACCTGCTCCTCCAAAAAAACCTTGATTAGATGTACCATCTCCACCTTCTGTAGTTACAGAGTTGTTAGCATATCCACCACCACCACCTGAACCACCAGTTCCACCATTACCACTTGTTTTACCTTGACCACCACCTGTTGAA